AATCTAAGTGCTTTTTTCGTGCTCGGAAAGGATTAAAAATGGATACAGCAAGAATTGGGATAACTAACGTAGAATTTTCAGGATCAAGCGAAAATGACTCAGCAGACTCAGCAACAGTGAAATTAGAGTTAGATATTTATGGGACGGATACGTTTAGCGCGATTGAGTTACTACCTAAAATATTAACCGACATTTCTTCATTATCGTATGAAGTTGATTGATTGTAACATTAAAAGGAGTAAAGACATGTTTATCTGGGATTGGGTATCAATCGCTTTCGGGTGGTTGGTATTCTTGTTTTTAATTTTGTTTATCATAGCACTTGTAAAAACAGTGATTAAAGAAATAAAAAAATAATCTAACCGTATGGAATTCCGTACGGTTTTTATATTGTCCAAACTGTACCGATGACATTAAAAGCTGTACTGTTCCGTCGCCGGACGTAAAACGAGATTATCGAGTGGCGACGTAATCGCTGGAGGACAATTATGTCAGAAGAAATCAATGCAACTGTATCTACTGAATCAACTGAGACTGTCGACACTCAAGAAAATGTTGATACAGTGCAAGAAGAAAAGCACGAACGAACTTTCACTCGTGCTGAAATCGGTAAGATGCTATCTGCCGAGCGCTCTAAATGGGAAGCTGAGCAAGAGGCTAAGGAAAACGAAGCTAAGAAACTTGACAAGATGAACGCTGACGAGAAACAGAAATATCAGTTGGATCAGCGTGAGCAAGAACTAGCTGACCGTGAAAAGGCTATTGCTCGTAAAGAATTGACCGCAGAAGCTAAAGCAATGTTAAGTGAACGTGACTTACCTGTTGAGTTAGTGAATGTAGTTGATTTGACAAGCGCAGAGACAGTATCTGAATCTATTACCTCTATCCAAAAAGCATGGGAAGAGTCAGTTCAGAAGGGAGTTTCTGAGCGTATGAAAGGCAGTGCACCTATCAAAAATGCACAAACAGTCCAGCAAGAAGTCACAGAAAAATGGCGTAAAGACTTCTTGTAATAAAAGAAAAGAGGAAAAATAAATGGCATTTGAAGAATTAAACACAGCAGAATCACGCAAGAAACATCTTGGGATTATTGAGGATGTGCTTGCAGTAAATTCATATTCAACACCACTTGTGACATCTAGCGATGCAGTAACATTGCAAGGTCGTTCTTTTACAGTGGCAACTGGTAACACAACAGAGCTTAAGGACTACAAACGTAACAAAGATAATGAATTTGACCACGTTGAAGTTGAAGAAAAGGTATATACTCTTGACGAAGAAAAATATTGGGGTCGTTTCGTAGACCAATTGGACGAACGTGACTCTAATGGTCAAGTAAATATCAATTATGTTATTGCACGTCAAGCAGCAGAAGTAGTAGCTCCATATCTTGATGAACTACGTTTCGGTGCAGCGCTTGGCAATGTTAGCGACAATGTCACTATGGGCAAAGAAGCAGGAGCGAACAATGCATACAATGCAATTCTTGATGTTTCTGAAAAACTAGATGAACTCGGAATTACAAAAGAGCGTTTGCTTTTTGTAACACCAAAATTCTACAAAGCAATCAAGTCTTAAATCGTTCGTTTGCCACATGGTGACGCAGACAAGAAAGTCCTTGGAAAAGGGTATGTTGGTGAATTGGATGACTATACAGTCTACAAAGTTCCTTCAAAATTCTTGAAAGGCGTTAATGCCCTTGCTACTGCTCCAGGTGTTGTCACATCTCCAGTGCAAGTAGACAATACTAAGTACAACGATAACATTCCAGGCCGATTTGGTGAATTGGTAGAGCAATTGCTTTACACTGGTGCATTTGTTCTTGAGCACTTCAAGAAATACATCATTACTATCGCAGATTCTAAACCTGAAGCTAAACCATCTACTCAAGGTAAAGTTGTAAACCGTGCTAAAGCGTGGAAGACTGGAACAGCCTATAAAGAAGGTGATACAGTAACGCATGAAGATAAAGTCTATGTTGCTATCAAAGATATCACTAGCTCAACCAATGCACCAGGCTCTGACTCAGCTAACTGGAAAGAAAAAACTGGTAAGAAATAGGTCTTAGTTATGAAATTTAAAATCAAACAAGATTTCTACGATTGGGAATCAAATGTAAAACGACTGGCAGGAGAGGAACTTGAGATTACTGAGGAGCGCTATACCGAGTTGGCTAACAATTTTGCCAGCAACGGTGTGGCTATCTCAGACGTTCTTGAGGAACTCCTCTCTGAACCTGAGTTCTTAGAAGAGGATTGATATGTCTATAGAGTTGCTGAAGAAATTAACAGGCGAAGAAGATACTCAGCTTCTCATGTTGCTCCAAACGAGGGCTACAAATCTTATCTTATCAGAGACTAATCGCACATCTTTGACACCTGCTTTAAGCCTCTTAATACCTGAGGTTGCTATCGAGCTCCATAATCGCTCAGGAGCGGAAGGAGAGCATTCTAGAACTGAAGGTGGGATTGCAGTAGTCTATGGAGAAAACGGCCTGTCTACGGGCCTTCTACAGCGAATACGCATGCACAGACTAGCGAGGGTGGCAGGCCATGTTTTTGAAGCAGAGTAGACTGAAACCTTATCCGATGAGGCGGTTTGAAAAAATTGTCACAGAGGAAGGTGTCGCAAAAGAAGGGTATGCCAAGGAAGCCGAGACAGTCCGTCTTGAATTGTGGCCAGCTAGTAGTAAACTACAATCTGAATTGTATGGCGAGCGTGTCAATGATATTTTGAACGCAAATGCCAACAAGTCAGCTACTATCAAAGTGAAAGATGGTGTGTGTATCGATAGCCAGACAGAAGTGACTCACAAGATTATTTCTAAGAAGGTCTACACACATCATCAAGTTTTGGAGTTAGAGCGTGTCAGGGCTACGAGGGGCAGATAGACTTATAGCTAAGTGTAGACGATTGGCTAGTAAAAAAACTGGCGAGGATATCGTCTTACGTGCGGTACACAATGCTACTATAAAGGTTGTCCAAGCAGATGCAAGAAGACTCGTACCAGTTCGAGATGAAGAACTTAGAACTAGTATCAAAACTAGGGCAAAAATGGACGGAGATAAGGCCATAGGCGAGGTTTACACCAACCTTAAATACGCTCCTTACGTAGAGTTTGGTACAGGGCCCAAAGGACAAGCTAGCCATTCGGGTATATCGCCAGAGGTCAGCGTGTCTTATCGGTCTAGTCCATGGTATGTGCATGAAGACCAAATCAATGTAGGACCTTACCACTTTCAAAAGATTGGGGAGTTCTACAAGATGTATGGTCAACCTGCTCAGCCTTATCTTTATCCAGCTTTGAGAGACAATCAAGAGCGTGTGTCTAAGAATATTTCGAATTATGTCCGTAGAAAGATAAGAGAACAAATATAATGATCAATATCAAGCCTGTTATTTATAAAGAATTGCAAAAGGTCGCAGATAATGTGACTGATACTTATCCTAGCGATTGGGAGACTTTCCCAGTCGTTATTTTTTTAGAAGAACAAAACAAGCCGGGTGAATGGTTTGATGACCAGGAACAAAAATCATCTATCCGCTACAAGGTGGATATCTTTGATGATACCAGCACTAGTGAATTAGCTGTTAAAATCAATCAGATTTTTGAGTCTTTAGGTTTGCGAAGAACCGACTGCCAAGACGTGCCAGACCCGTCTCATTTGAGACATAAGGTCATGCGTTTTGAAGGTGTCGTTGACTTACACTCAGAGCTTGTTTTTCAATTTAGAATGGAGAATTAAACATGTTAGCAAATGGAATTACGTTAGCTTATGGTACAGCTAAAGGAACTTATACTAAACTTGCTGGATTGAAAGAAGTACCAGAGTTTGGTATTGAGCCTGAAAAAGTAGAGAACACTACTCTTGAAGATAAGGTTAAGAAGTATGAGTTCGGTATTGGAGACGCAGGGGAATTGGAATACAAATTCTCTTACAAGAACGATAGCGCAACCGCACCTTATCGTGTTTTGCGTACAGCGGCAGACAACAAGACAAAACTTTTCTTTGAGCAAACTTACCCAGACAACACTAAAGTTCATTTTGAAGGTCAAGTATCTGTTAAGCTTGGCGGTGGCGGTGTCAATGCCGTTATCGAGTTTACCCTTAAAATTGCGTTGCAGTCAGAGTTGGAATTTATTGATGGTATTGGAGGTTAATTAAATGGCGTTACCTTACTCAATTTGGAAGATTAGCGATGAGAAAGAGTTAAAACTACGACTTTCATCTCATCAAGCAGCAAAAGTTGAAGAAAAAATCGGTATGAACTTACTGAAAATCTTCATGCCTGAGGCTGGCGAAGAGTTTCCTTTGCCTCCTCTGAAAGTTGTATTGCTCTTGATTCATGGGGCTTTGCAAAAGTATGAGAATGGGTATTCTCTTGAGGATGTCTACGATCTATACGATGAATACGTGGATAACGGTGGAGACCAAACAACCTTCATGACAGAGGTTTTAATGCCACTCTTTGAAGTATCGGGTTTTACTCCACGAGGAAGCAAGAACAAGAAAACTTCCAAGAAGAAAATGACAGTAGTCGAGTAATCTTAACGGTAACGCAGATTATTGAGAGGCTTTACCCAATGTTTTTGGACATCGGGGGCAAGCCTCTTGATTTTTGGGATTTAACGGTGCTTGAAATCAGAGAAATGATTGAAAGCTACAACCGTGTCAAAACCCAAGAGCGTAAAGAAAAGATTATTGATTCGTACAGACTTTCGCAGATGATATCCAACCACATTTCCTTATTGTTATCCAAAGATGCTAAGGTCTTCGAGTTTTGGGAATATGCGCCCGAGTTGTTTATAGAGGAACAACAAGCGGTAGAACAGGAACGACAGAGACAAGCACTTTTGTTGCATAAGCAACGGATGCGTGAATTTGCAGAAAGACATAATCGAAAAAGGAAGGAGGAAATGAATGGCAACTCTTGACGAATTAAAAGTCATGATTGACGCTGAGATAGCGCCTTTCAGGAAGAAGATGAAAGAAGTCGAGAATCAGGTCAAAGGAACATCTGACCAAGTGAAAAATGCCACTGCTAAAGTTCGTGAACAGTCGAACTCAATCGGTAGTGCGTTTGGCAAGCTAGCTAAGTTCGCTGGATTTGCAATCCTTGGTAAGAAATTGCTTGATGTTGGGATGTATTCAACGCAGACAGCTCTTGAAGTATCAGCGTCTATGAACCAAATCAAGCGACAGATGGGCGAGAGTTCGCAATCTTTCTTAAAATGGGTTAACGATAACGCCAACGCTATGAATATGGGCGTGGGTGAGGCGACCAACTATGGTGCAGTCTACTCAAACCTATTTTCTGGATTTATTAAAGATACCAACAAGCTAAGCGCCTATACTGCTAAGATGCTGCAGACATCGGCAGTTATTGCTGAAGGTTCAGGGCGTAGCATTACAGACGTTATGGAGCGGATTCGCTCAGGTTTGCTAGGAAACACGGAAGCGATTGAAGACCTAGGAATCAACGTCAATGTGGCTATGATTGAATCCACTGAAGCATTTAAGAAGTTCGCAAACGGACAGAGCTGGCAACAGTTGGACTATCAAACCCAGCAACAAATCCGTCTTATGGCTATCTTGGAACAGGCTACAGCCAAGTATGGTGATACCTTGTCCAACTCAGTCAACGGAAGTATCAGCTTATTTAAGTCGTTGATGAAAGATAGTGCATTGAATTTGGGTAATGCTATGTTACCGATTATCAATGCGATCATGCCTGTCTTGAACTCTTTTGCTATGGTCTTGAAGAACGTTACGGCAAAACTTGCAGAGTTTATCGCTTTGATGTTCAACAAGAAGGCAACGGTAAAAGATGGTGTTGGTGGTGCAGTTGGAGACATGGGTAACGCCATGAAAGACGCTGCAGGCGGAGCAGGAGACCTTGCTGACGCAGTGGACGACGCTGGAGATTCAGCAGGAGGACTTGCTGACAATCTTGGAGACTCGGCCAAAAACGCTAAGAAGGCCGCTAAAGAATTGCTTGGTCTAATGGGATTTGATGAGATTAACATCTTACAAAAACCAAAAGACGACGACGCAGGCGGTTCTGGAGGCGGAGGAGGCGGTGGCGGAGGCAAAGGTGGTAAAGGAAAGGGAGGCGGTGGCGGACCTTTCAAAGACATCTTGCCAGAAGTCGAGTTGACCGACATGGGCAACCAATTCAAGAGCATTTTCGACGGCCTCGGAGATAAGCTAAAAGGGTTGTTTGACCTCTTTAAAAAAGGTTTTGATGCAGCCTTTAGGCCAGAAGGTTTAGAACGTATCAAAGCTGCTTTAGAACGAATCAAGAAAACTCTTGAAGAAATCGCTACTGATCCAAGAGTTGTAAATGCCTTTAATCGTATGACCGAAAAAATCGCTTATGCTTTGGGACAAATCGCTGGTTCGTTAGCGACTATTGGAGTCGCTATCGGTGTACTTCTTACTGAAAGTATCGCTAACGGTCTCGAAAGGCAGAAAGAACGTATTATCAGGGCGCTAGTCGCTTTGTTTGACAATATTGGTAACATTGCAGAGGCTGTCGGAAACATCGCTCAGGCTTTTTCTAGTGCTTTCTACGACGTCATTACTTCAACTGGTGCGGTTCGTATCGGTAGTGCTATCGTGTCAACTTTGTTGAGTTTGACATCTACCATTGTTGAAGTCGGTAGCAAATTAGCAGGAAGTTTGTTTAAAGGATTTGAAAAAGTCGTTGTGACAAGCGCTCCTAAAATTTCATCAATGCTTCAAAGTCTTTTGGACATTGTAGCTCCGATATTTGAAACTATTGAGAGTGTTGTTGATAAGTTTGGCGATGGATTGAGTAGTGTCTACGATGAACATGTAGCCCCTGCTATTGACTCTATTGCTAATGCTTTTAACGGACTAATTGATATTATTCAAATACTTTGGGAAGGAAGTTGGAAGCCTTTTGCCGAGTTCTTGTCTAACACATTCGGTATAAGTATTGAAACAGTTGCTGATTTATTAGGCGGTATCATACTAGAGGCATTGAAGTTACTAGCTGATACAATCAAGCTAGTTGCCGACGGTTTTACTGCTTTTTCAGATTGGTGCAAAGAAAATAAAGAGATTATCTCTACGGTCGCTAGTGTAATTGGTACGCTTGCAACCGTATGGCAAGGAATTAAGTTCTTGTCTTGGGCTGAACAAGCTGGAGGACTTGCAGGAGCATTCGAATTATTAAGTGGTAAGGTTTCATTTATTGTTAGCGGAATTAAAGATCTTGGACTAGCTTTGAAAGCTTTGACATTTGATAAATTGGTTAGCTTCGGTGAAACCATCTATTTGAATGCGTTGTATGCAAAAGACTTTGTGGTCAATTCAGGTAAATTGATTGTAGAGTTAGGAAAAACTGCTCTAGAACTTGGTAAATCAGCACTAGCTTGGGGTGTTCATGCAGCACAAATGGGACTTGCAGCAGCGGCAGAAATCGCTCAATCAGTTGCAGCAGGAGTTGCAGCAGCTGCAACATGGGCGCTCAATGGAGCCATTGCGGTATTGACCAGCCCGATAACTTTAGTTATTGCAGCAATCGCAGCCTTAATTGCTATCGGTGTCTTGCTCTACCAAAACTGGGACACTGTTGTTGAGTTTGCTAAAACTGCATGGCAAGGACTATGTGATTTTATCAGTGGTATTTGTCAATCGATTGGCGAATTTTTCAGCGGTCTATGGACGAAACTACAAGAAATCTTTGAGCCGATAGGTCAATGGTTTAGCGAGAAGTTCCAAGAAGGTTGGGACGGTATCGTTAATATCTTCAGTAATTTAGGTTCATGGTTCGGTGAGAGATGGGCTGATGTGACTAATGCTTTGACAGAAGTTGGTTCTTGGTTAGGTGATAAATTCCAACAAGGCTGGGACGCAATAAGCAATACATTTAGTAAGTTGGGCTCATGGTTTGGTGACCGTTGGAACGAATCTAAAGACGCACTTTCCGAAGCAAATACTTGGCTTGGAGAGAAATTCCAATCTGGTAGAGATAAAGTGAATTCAGCTTTTGAAAAAGTTGGCTCTTGGTTCGGTGATAGATGGAATGATATCAAAGATGGAGTAAAAGAAGCTGATACATGGTTTGGAGAGAAATTTGAGAGCGCAAAAGAGAAAGCTCAGAATCCTTTCCAAAAAATCGGTTCATGGTTCGGAGATAGATGGAAAGACATGCAAGATGCCTTGAAAGAAATCCCCAACTGGTTTAAGAATCTGTTTAATGATGCAATGGATAACGCAAAAAGTATTGTTAAAAGCGGTATCGATAAACTGAGAAGCTTCTTTAATTTTGATTGGAGTTTACCAAAAATCAAGCTCCCTCACTTTAATATATCTGGTAGCTTTAGCTTGAATCCTCCTAGAATTCCATCATTCTCTGTAGATTGGTATGCACGAGGTGGTGTATTCAACTCTCCTAGCATCATCGGGGTCGGAGAAGCTGGTCAAGAAGCGGTAATGCCTCTTGAACGGAATACAGGTTGGATTTCTACTTTAGCTCAGAAAGTGGCCGAAAGAATGCCTGTTAATAATGCCCCTACGGGATATTCATTGCCAGCTGGTGACATCGTTATCCAAATTGCAGGCCACGAGTTCGGACGGGTAGCTATCCAAGAAATCAACAAGGAACACGAACGAGCAGGTCAAACCTTGCTCAAGATTTAGGAGGTTAAATGGCACAATTGACAATCAATGGGGCGGCTGTAAAGCCTCCCAAATCTTTTCAAGTCGGTATTCAAGATATCGATGGAGAAACAGGACGTAACGCCAATGGCGATATGGTGCGTGACCGTATCACAACCAAACGAAAGCTAGACTGTGAATGGGGCATGCTGACTCAGGAAGAAATGAGTCAGCTTTTAAATGCCGTGTCAGCAGTCTTTTTTGAAGTTTCCTACCCTGACCCTGTCAAAGGTCAGACGACTGGGACTTTCTATGTCGGTGATAGGACAGCTCCAAGCTATACCTTTACTGAGAAGTTTAAACCTTGGTCTGGCGCTAAATTTAATCTAGTAGAGAGGTAAGAAGATGGACGCTTTAACCAGACGACAATTTGACAGAGCCATGTTTGCTAAGGACAGGACGCTGGCTATTCGTGTTGGTGATTATGCTTCACGAGATATCAAAGAGGCTAGTTTTGAGTATGGTTACATCAAGGGCGATACTTATAAGCCCGGTGGAACCTGTGCTGGTAGCGGTAAAATTACCTTTACCAGTATCATTACCACGTTCAATAAGCTGGACATCCTACACCCTGAGATTGGTCTACTGGTTGGAAACACCTACCAGTGGGTCAAAATGGGGGAATACTTCATCAACGATATTGAGATTGACCGAAACCGAAACACAACCACGCTTGAACTTATGGACGGTATGTTTAAGCTTAATCGTGAGTACGTGACGGACTTGCATTTCCCAGCTGAAGTACGAGAGGTTATTCAGGAAATCTGCCTGAAAACAGGCATTGAGTTAGCGAATGACTATTTTGGAATCAGTGCTATGCGTTATCAGATTGAGCAAGTTCCTGAGGGTAAGAAACTTTCGTTCAGGGATATGCTGAGCGCTATGACTCAGATGATTGGGATGTCTTGCTTCTTTAACCGAGAAGGTAAGATGGAAATCCGTGATTTAACTGAGTCAAATATCACGATCAACGCTGACAGTTACTTCTTGCATGGCTTGACCAAGAGTGAGATTGAGTATCAGATAGCTGGTATCACTTGTAAGACGGACAAGAAGTCTCTGACGGTCGGTATGAAGACAGGTCGGTCTTTGGAGCTGGACAATGTTTTTATGACCCAGAGTGCTTTAAATGACCTGTATTACAAGCTGAAAAACCTGACTTACTACCCGTATAATCTCAACTACCAAGGGCATTTACTGCTTGAGGTTGGGCAGTGGGTAACCATTCAGACCAATAAGAAAGAAACCTTTAAAGTTCCTGTCTTAAGTCAGAGCTTTACTTTCAAAGGCGGTCTGAGAGGTCGTATCAGCGCAGATAGTAAGGCTGGGAATGATACTCAGTATTCTTACGAGGGTACGATTACCAAGCAGATAAAGCAACAAGATGGCATTGAGGCCAAAATCCAAGCGCAGATAGAAGCAGCAGACGCAGCCTTTGAAGCAGAGTTTGAGAAACGTAAAAAAGAGATAGATGACGGTATCGAACTTGCCAAGGCTAAGGCGGAAGAAGTCAAGCAAGACATTTCAAACGAAATCGATAAACGATTCCAAAACTTCGATAATGCTTCTATCCAAGAAGCTAGACGAAAAGCTGAAGAGGCTTTGAAAAGCGCTGGTGCAAGTAGTTCTCTTGCTCAGGAAGCCAAGACTATTGCTGACCAGGCATCTGCTAAGATGAATCAATTCAAGCAAGAGTCAAGCAAGGCTCAACGTGACTTGTCAGAGAATGTAAATCGTTTCAAGTCTGAGTTACAACAAAGTCTAGCTGGCAAAGCGGACAATGCTACAGTCGAACAAACCGAAAGAGCATTAAGGCAAAAATTTGAAAGCCTATCAACTGATACGACCAGTAAAATCAATGCAGCTAAGACCGAGTTTGAAAAGACAGCTCAGGGGTTATCTACCAAAATAACCAATGTTGAGACTTATGTTAATAGTGACGGTCAAAGACAAGATGATTTAAAGCGTTACGCTCGTGAAGAAAGTGCTAGTCAGGCTAGAGCAGTTCGCGAAGATGTAACAAGGGATTTTGTTGGAAAGAACACTTTTCAAGAAAGTGTTCAGGGCGTTGAAAGACGCTTGGAAAGTCTCTCCCTTGGAACCAGTGGAAACTTGCTAAAAAACAGTAATGTAGGATTCTACAATCAACACGACAAGAGGTATAGGCTTGTTGAAACCTTGCAAGCTAATCAGACTTATACTCTTGTTACCAAATACTGGCATGGAGAGAATGCAGTAGGTCATACCTTCCTAGACGGAATTGGTAACTGGCGACATCTGGCTTACAATGGAGCGATAGATGCTTGGATGGTGCAGTTTACTCCTGCTAAAGAAATTCCAGCTGGTACTGAAATTACTTTGTCTTCAGATCCGCATGCATCCAAAGGTAATATGCACTGGGCTACACTTGTCCGTGGAGCTATCCCTTTGATACATTGGCAACCTGCTAAAGGTGATGTAGAGGAAGGTATCACACAAAAACTAGCTGAATACAAAGAAACTGTAGACGGTCGTTTTGCTACAATTTCTAGCCAAGTAAATGGCAAAGTTAATCAGAGCGACTTCCAGCGTGTGAAGGAAACTAGTCAGCTGTACGAACGTATTTTAGGAAATACCGAGAATAGTATTGTCGATAAAGTTTCTCGTATGGCTTTGACCAATCAACTATTTCAAGTTGAACTTGCTAAAAATGTAGGCGCTGGACATAACTATATTAAGAATGCCGATTTTCGTGCGGGTAATAAAAATTGGAATGAATCTGTAAAACCTGGTTTGAATTTCAATTATAATCATTCAAGTAGTAATAGAGGTAAGCCTGGTGTCCATATTTACGGAGCAACTGATGCTGTTTATTATGGCCTACAACAACGAATAAAATTTGAGATTTTAGAAGGAGATATTTTCACTGTCTCATTCTTAATTTCAAGGGATGGTGCATCAACTTATAGTGGTTTAAATTTAGGAGTTCACTATAGAAAAAACAATGAAATCATATCTCAAAAATGGGTTTCTATTCCAAATTCTGATATACCTGGTTTTAAATACAAAAAAATGAGTTTTTCTTTTGTGACTCCAAAAGACATTGATGAATTAAATTTGATGTTATATGGTGAACAAGGTAAAACAATTAACCTCTATATTTCAGAAGTAAAACTTGAAAGAGGAAGTTTTGCCACCGATTTCACTCTTTCCCCTGAAGACATAGAGGAAGCGATTCGCACAGTCCAGACACAACTTGCTGGGTCATGGTCCGTTCAAAACATTAACTCAGCTGGTGATTTGATTTCAGGAATCAACCTTGGCTCAAATGGTCAAAACCGCATCACTGGTAAACTGACTCACATCACTGGCGAAACTCTGATTGACAACGCAGTTATCAAGTCAGCTATGGTTGACAAGTTAAAGACCGCTAACTTTGAAGCAGGTTCGGTCACGACTACGATATTAGACGCTGAGGCAGTCACGGCTGATAAATTGAAAGTTGATAATGCGCTTATTAGAAAAATAACGGCAAATGAAGCATTTATTGACCAACTGACATCTAAACGCATTTTTGCGATAAAAGTCGAGTCAGTCATTACTAGCTCAACTGTTTTAGAGGGTTATAAAGGCTGGATTGGTGGCTTCCAGCTCGGAACGCATGATTCAGGTTACGGACGTTGGATAACTGGACGCAATCACTTCTCGGTTGGAATGGGAAATGGCGAAGGTGGTGATGGCCGTACCGCACTATGGGTTAACTGGGGAAATAATTGGAGCGAACCTGGGTACTATGCATGGTTCGTTAAAAATAATGGCAAGATGTATTGTTATAATACGGCTGAATTTTGGAAAACACCAATTATACATGGGGACCTGAAAGTTACAGGAAAAATTGGTTATGATGGTGGTGTTTGGATTTATTCTAGCGAGTACGAGAAGATTGGACGAAGCAGTAAAGATTATTTTTATCTGGAAAAAGCCAGTGGTGCCAGAGATTGGTTCCCAGCTTGGAACGATACTTCTGACCGCAGACTGAAATCAAACATTCAAGAGAGTAGTGTTTCAGGGGTTGATGTTATTAATCGTTTGAAAACGTATAGTTACCGAAAAGAATTTAATAATGAGGTAGAGGATATATCATGTGGTATCATGGCTCAAGATGTGCAGAAGTACGCTCCAGATGCTTTTCGTGAGGGTCCAGATGGAATTTACACATATAACACATTTGCACTAGTACCTTACTTAATCAAGGCCATCCAAGAATTAAATCAAAAAATAGAAAAAATGGAGAAAACAATAGCATGAATAACAACATGGACGCAGTAGTAAATCAGTTAACACTTGATTCACTGACTAAAAAGCTAGCAGTCAGTGAGCAAGAATCAGCTAAGAATGAGGCTCTTTATTTGTATGCAGCAAGCGAATTGCACACGATGAATGAGGTCCTAGAATATGACCCAGCTCTAAAAGAGTTATTTGAAGAAGTGAAAGGAAAAATGACAAATGGCAATTAATAATTACGAACTAGCAAGCAAACCTTATACACGAGGATTTGGAGATAATATCAAGACAGTAGTTGAAATTCGTTTATCAGAAGGCAATCGTTACAGTACGAACATGCGTGAGCTTGTAGGAGATCGCACAAGTGAACCAGAAGATGTCTTGATTCAAGCGGTGCTGGATATCTTAAAAGCCGAGCTAGATCCAGGCAGCGCTATTGTCAAAACACAGGCGCAGCTTGAACAGGCTAACCAGAAGATTGCGAAAAACGAGAGTGAACAGAACAAGCTTGTAGCTCTTACAAATAAAATCGATAAGGTTGTTCGAGTGATGGCTCAAGATTCCATCATGGGCGAAAAAGTCTCTTACGGTACGACCTACAAAGAAATGGTTGAACTCTTCCCTCTTGCTGAAGTCGGTAAAGTTTATGAGCCTGGTGCAATCTTTGCGGTTGAAGACCCAGGTCACGCTGAAATCAACGGAGAAGGTAAACGGATCCTGATTCAAACCAATCAGTCCTTTACTTATCAAGGAGAAACCCTTGCTCAACTTGAAGGAACACCTTACCAAAATGGCGTATTAGCAACTTGGAAGTTTAACACACCAAAAGCAACAATTGTACAGTAGAGGTGCCCATGGACGTCTTACAACAGATAGAACATTTCTTCATGAACGTGCTACCAGTTGCGACACCAATCGTCGTTGCTTGGCTTGGCTATAAAATGCCGAAGAAATCAAAGGAACTAACAGACCAAATCATTTCTGAATTGGACGATGTTAAAGGAAAAATCAAAGATGTCCAGACTACCGCTAAAGATAGCAATTCCAAAATCGACGAAGTGCAAGAAAAATTAAAAATTCACGATGAGGCGCATCTAAATACCATGAAGTTGCGCCTTGACCGTGATATGCGACGGGCTATTAACAGAGGATATACCTCTAGAGATGAATTTTCCCTAGTAGAAAGTATGCATAAAAGCTATAAAACTCTAGGAGGCAATGGCTACATAGACCGTTTATTTAGCGATTTTGAGAAATTGGATATCAAAGAAGGCATCTTAATAGATGATTAGAAAGGGGCGCAGAATGGTCTGTAATCTCAATACGACCAATCTTGCTCAAGTTGATGGCAGTTACCTCATCAAACAGGGTGATGTGGCTTCCACCTTTGGATTTGTCCTCTTAGACGAAGATTATCGAGCCATCCCCTCTCTTGAAGGGGAGGTGGCGGTCGTTAGTCTGACCATGGATAAATACCAGTGGAAGAAGAAGGCAACCGTCACGAACTCAAGCGTGAATTTTAATCTGGACGCTATCTTGCCAATCGGAAAATACCGCTTAGAAGTTAGCGCTGGTGGGTACATTTTCCCGAGTGACAAAAAGACACATATCAAGATAGTAGCCTCAGATAAAGAATTGGTCACAGAAGAAGTCCATGCTCTTAAGGAGCTGGATATCGCAAAGGAAGTTGAGAAACAACTTTCAGAAAAAACAGTAACAGATGGTGGAGTATGTCCGGAATTTCCCGATCTACTCTTCTTTTATAATCTTGGAAAGGTATAGAAAAAAATGGAAACTACAAAATTAACAGAATTCGCCCGCACTTTGGGAGAAGATAATAAACGAGTTAACGAAGAATTAAAAACCAAGGTTAGCACCTCAGCAATGACGCAAGCTATCTCTCAGGCAGTCACTCAAGCTAAAACAGAAGTAAAAGCTGAAATCTTGGGAGAGTCAGTACCTGAAAATCTTGATACATTGAAAGAAATTGCTGAAAAAATCACGAATATGGGACAGGACGAGAATGGCGCACTTCTTGGCAAGGTAACCGAAGTCAGCGGACGTGTAGACCAGATTGCTAATCTTGATTTAGTAACGATATATAACCAAGCGAAAGCGTGATCGTCATGAGTAACCTTGAAAATCTAGCAACAGAAATTGGTAAGGATATCAAGGATATCAAGACACGCTACGCAACTAAGGAAGAAATGCATGAGGTAGCTGAGAAAAAGCAAGATAAAGATACAGCCTACAACGATGCGGAAGTTAAACAACGGCTAACAGCTTTAGAAAGCCGCCTGACTGGTGGTGGAAGTCAGAAGAGGGATACTGGCTGGATAACTATAAAAGAGGGGAATGATATATTTGGACAGATTATAAAAATTAGAAGAATTGATGATATGGTTCATGTTCAAATACAATCTACATCTAACGAAGGATTGTCAATAGATTTTAGCAATCAAGGTATGGCTAACTATATACTTCCTGAATCAGGATTTAATACATTAACTGATATCATCGTTCCAATCGTAACCAGTTCAAACCACTTACTGTACAACCCAAGTCATGCAGATATGATGGGACTCGCTGTTATCACAGTGAAACGTGGAGCATTTAGTATAACAATTTTCTCAAAAGACCTTCAGTCACAAGAGGACAACTGTCATATAAACAGCGTTTCATATTTGACAGAAGACCCGTTCCCAACAACATTGCCATAAAAGAAAGGAAGAACATATGATTAATTGGAAACTACGACTACAAAATAAATTCTTTTGGCTGACTGCCATTCCAGCCTTCTTGCTTGTCTTGCAAGCTGGTGCAGCAGTCTTCGGATATCATCTGGATTTGGGTGATATCGGCAACAAGCTGATTTTGCTTGTCAATGCGGTCTTCGTATTCTTGACTGCAATCGGATTGGTCAATGACCCAACCACAAGCGGAATCACAGACAGCACACGAGCGCTAGAATATAAGAAACCAAGTGAGGAGTAGGTATGTCAAAAAAACAAGAAATGATTCAATTCTTCATCGACAAGGCCAATTCTGGCGATGGAGTGGATAATGATGGAGCCTATGGTTTCCAATGTGCTGACGTGCCTTGTTATGGGTTGCGTAATTGGTATGGTGTGACTCTCTGGGGCAACGCTTATGACTTGCTTGAGTCAGCACGTTCTCAAGGCCTGAAAGTCGTGTATGACGTTGAATATCCAAAGGCTGGTTGGTTCTTTGTGAAAAGTTATGTAGCTGGTGACGGTGTCAACTACGGGCATACAGGACTTGTCTATGAGGACTCAGACGGATATACCATTAAGACGATTGAACAGAATATCGATGGCAACTGGGATTACCTTGAAGTAGGTGGCCCTTGTCGCTACAATGAGCGTTCTGTCGATGAAATCGTTGGGTATATCGTACCGCCTGAAGAAGTTGAAACTGGCTGGCAACAGAACCAGTACGGCTGGTGGTGGATTCGTGAAGACGGCTCGTATCCAATCGATAAATGGGAGAAAATCAATGATGTTTGGTACTACTTCGACGACAAAGGATTCATGAAACGCAGTACCTGGTTGAACTACAAGGACGCTTGGTACTGGTTCACGGATTCAGGATCTATGGCCACTGGCTGGGCTCGTATCAACAATGCTTGGTATTACTTCGATGAAGAAGGTAAGATGGTCACTGGTTGGATTAAGCATAAGCTGACTTGGTACTACCTTGACCGTAAGAATGGAAACATGGTATCAAATGCTTTCGTCCAGTCAGCGGACGGAACAGGCTGGTACTACCTCAAGGCAGACGGAACAATGGCAGACAAGCCAGAATTCACGGTTGAGCCAGAAGGCTTGATTACGACTAAATAATCTTAAAAATAAATAGAAAGGAAACTTTCTAAAATGTGTTTCTACCCCACAGGACTCGTTCTTGTGGGGATTTTTTCGTTAAAAAGAGTAAGAAACATTGACTTTTTTAAAGAAAGATGTCATAATCAAGTTAATTCAAAAAAATATTATGGAGCGAGTAGGAGGAATTTGGTATGTTAAAAAATACAAAACAACCTCAATACTTTAAGTCTTTTTTACTTGGTATGACAGCAATTGTATTGCCTGTTTTTAGCTTTAACCAGAGCATTTCAAAAGTAAAAGCTGATACAGTCCCAGACTGGAAGAAAGTCAAAAGTGATTACAAGAAATCAACGATGGGCATTCAGAAAGAGGTAATGAAATTTGGATACCGAGAATAAAGATTTAATTGAAGTCAATAATATTGTTGATGAAGTCGAGCGCTTACCACATGAACAGCGTCAAGTAGTTCTGCAGAAGTTGGAAATTTATCAAGGTGATCTACCTCACCCAGATATTCTTAAAGGGTATCAAGAGCTATATCCGGATGCTGCACAAAAGATTATTGATAATGGCATTGCAGAAAGCCAACATCGTAGAGAGATGGAAGATAAATACTTATCAGGGAATATCTCTTCTCATAAATTGGGACAGTTATTTGGTTTTTTAATCGCCCTCGTTGTTATCATCGGTGGAATTTATTTAATAGCGACAGATAAACAAATTGCAGGTAGTGTTTTAACTGGAACTACTGCACTAGGGCTAATTGGTTTGTTTACAGGGAATAATCAAAATAAAAACAAAGACAAAGAATAGTTCTTTCACCGCAGGCTTAGGCTTGCGGTTTTTTTGTTGCTTTAAAAGGTTGGATTTAAAATCCAAGAAATGTAAATCGAATAAACGCATTTTAAATTCGTAAAATCATCTGCTTGGAGGAGTAGTGGTTTTGTTAAAAATAAAAACAGTGAAATGGCTCACTGATTCTTTTGTAAACTATTAGAAATAAACTGACACTTTCTCAACTATACGGGCAAATATGAGCATGAAAATGAATACGATGATGAATACGATTTAAAAAAATGATAGAAATTAATGGAAATG